TACTTCTTCAACTTCTTCTTTTGCTTCTTCATCGGTAATTTCTTCTAATATCGAATCTTCTTGTGCTTCTGCTTCCGGTTGTACTTCTTCTTGTTCTTTTGGGGTGTCGGCATCCTCAGACTTTGGAGCCACTCCCTCGTTGTTAGTGTTATCTTCTTTAACTTCATCTTCCACTGGTTTTGGTGGTTTATTTAAATCTACTTTTATAACGTTATCGTCACCAGCAGATTCAAACTTTGTTTCTTCAACTTGTTCAGTTGTTTCTTGTGTAGTCTCCTCGACTACTTGTTCATCTTTTTCTTCCATAATATAATATAATAATAATTAATAATTTTTACTTAGGCTCAAAACTACCTAAATTAAACCCGCCACCTAGTATATCATTACCTGCGGACTCAAAGTTTTTAGGTGCTTTGCCTGATTTTCTTTGCTCGATCATCTCACTTTGTTGAGTTGCTTGAATTTTTGTTCTTTCATCTTTTCTATCTTCCTTTTCTTTTTCTCTACTCTTCATGCCTTCAACCTCTACATTTTTTAGTTGCATGTTCATTTGAAACTCTAATTGCATTAGTTCTTTTTTATATTGAACTTCTTGTTGCATTTTTTGAGCTTCAAGTTGGCTTTTAACTTGCTCTAATTGTGCATCGCTTTGAACTAAAGCTTGGTTTTTTTGTACATCTATTTGAGCTGATGCTTGCGCGGATTGCGCGTTAGCTTGAGATTGAGCTTGTATATTTTCAAGTTGCATCTGTCTATCACGTTCTTGTTTTTTCTTTCTACGTATTTTTAACATTTGATTTGCTAATTTTACGTTTTTAATTTCCCTAAGATCAATAGCATCTTCAAGTTCTATACTTTGTTGTTGTAAAGCCATTTGAATATTATTTTCTAGTATAGCTTTTTCTTCTTCATCGGGCATTAATTCTATAAATATTCCAAAATCATATAAGTGTAAATCAGACATTTCTTCTAGTGTAGCAACATTGTGCGCACCTATAGCTTGTATAAAAGCGTCTTTTGTTGGGGAGTACTCTATAATATCAGATATTCTAAGTGATAAACACTCAGCAATTTCTGCTGTTAAATATAATCCAGCTTGTAAAATATGCCTAGTAGCTGTGTTTGAATTTGCAGCTGCTAGTTTTTGAACACCAACTAAAGCGTTTTTATCTGGCATACTGCCATCTCTAGCTTCATTAAGACCGGTAGTATCTCTTATCATTTGTAAATAATAATTATACGTGCCGATTAAACTTTGCATTTTAGCACCACCATTGCTTGATTGTATTTCTTGTATTGGCACCTTACCAGGGTTCATATCGCCATCTTGAGTAAACGATCTACCAATCACACTACCTGTTTGAAAAAACATATTTAAGGCTTCTTGAGGGTTGTAATTAGTACCATTACCTAGATCTATTTCAGCAAGACCATCAGCATCTAAATAAACACCATCTGGTACTAGTCTAGACATGACTTGTTGTAATTTTAAATGTGTTAATTGGATCATATCAGCAAAACCAGTAATACGTTTTACTAAACTTTCTATTTTACCATTGTACATCCTAGGCGCTACAATAGCATAATTCATTTTAACTTTAGTAAAATCACTTTTAGGACGCATCATGTTTTTAGACATTTCCCATTTAAGCAACTTGTCTGTACCTAATATTAAAGCTCCTTCATAAAGAGTTTCTATTGATCTTAACAATCTTGAGTATCCACCTTCTTTATTTTCTGGTGGATTAAAAGTATCATCTTTAGCTATTATTTTTTCAGATCCAGTTCCTGATTCTTTTACTTTATAAACCTCGTTCATATAAGTTTTATAATTAAAGTATAAAACTTGAACTTTATTATTATCTTCTTTATCAGAATTGTAACTACTTCTATTACTGTTTCTGTCATATGATTTATTTTTCATTATATCTTCTAAATCACTTTGTGTAAGATGTGGAAATTGTTTAACTAGTTCGTTTACAGGTATAGACTTTACTTCACCAACATAATATATATCGTCAAAATAAGGTGAGTCTGTGTAAGAATAAACTAGATTAGCTGGGTCAACATAGTTTATAATAGCACCTTCGGACGTGTTAAAACTTGTTTTTACAGCACCTATACCTAAAACCGTTAAATCATAATAAAAACGTTTTTTAGTTAACTCGTATTTATTACCTTCAAATAAAACATTTAAAGCTTGTTCTTCTGCTAACTCTACAGCTTGTTTGTAGCTAAGTTGCATATGTAATCCTAGTTCTTCTTCAGATTCAGGTAGTTTGTTTGGATCATTTTCGTTAAGTGTTATACCAAAAGAATTCTTTACAAAAGCGTCTAACTCTTTTGATCTCATATCATCTAATATAGACTCCATGTATTTTGTTCTTTTGTTAACGCCATTTTGAGATTGAGAAAAAGCTTTTATATCGTAAGTTCTTTCAGC